TGCAACCAGAGGCTTTGGATATTCCTCTGAAAACATTGCAGGGTATACCTTAGAGATATCTCCCTGACGCACCGAGAGCACATCACGCATACGTTGATCTCGCGCTGATGAGCGAGTACGTAAGCGTCCGAGCTTAGCGTCTACTTCTTTGACTGATAACAATGGGGTTCCTTACTTCTTGTATACGTTGTTGCCGTATTTCTTCTTTAGAATTTTAAGCATTGCTGCATCTTGTGGAGTCATTTTTGGAATTAACTTTGATGCGTCAATAGTCTTTGCTACTGATCCTTTAGCTACTGGCTTCTTCATTGCTCCTGGCATTTTATCTCCTTAGATGAATGTACGATCTTTTTCTGCGAGCAGTTCATCTATGTTGACAACTGTTCGTTTGCCTACCTCGTAGCGAGATAGAAAAGGATTCTTCATATGGTGTGTCTTGTGCAAACCTTGGTTGAGCATCTCACGTGCTCTGATCTCACAAAACCATAGAGCCATTACCATATCGGTCTTACCCTTAGTGTTAGGTGACCACGTAATCAATTGCTCAATAAGCGCCTTGACGTTTTCAGTTTGGTCTGAAGGTAAGTGAATTAAATTATCGCGGTGGTGTTTACCGTCAAACTGCTTGGTACCAAACAATGTTGACATAGACGCAACACCGAAACCCGAGTCCCACTTGTTGTTACCCGTGTGATGCTCTCGCAGTAGCACACCTCTGGAGGCAAGGTTTTGGCGGATGCCTTCATCTTGCGTAAGGAATGATTGAAAAGCATTTTTTTCTACGATCCATTCACTGGGCTGGTATAAGGAAGTCCAGTCAAAGATTAGTTGGCGTATTGCAGCAGGCGTTGGCCTAGTGATTTTAATAGCATCAACGATATAGCGTTTATGACTAACCCGATCAACAGCGTAACAAACGACGGCTGTATCACCAACCATAGCGGGATCAAGACCACAAATAAAAGAAAAGCCATTAACATCACGCGGATGGCCTGGGTGACCAGGAACCAAGCGACCTGCTTTACGCATACCATCTATAGAACCTCGCACACATACCGGATCAAAGATGGCATCATCTGAAATATCTTGCTGTTGATAAACAAGCGCCCACGTAGAGGCATCCATAGCTTGACGTTCATTGTAAAGGTTGCGACCATTCCATCTAGGGTAAAGGCCGTCTTCGTTCTTATCAGATTCCATCTGACCATCAAATGGCGCATCGCTAGCAGGCCACAAAGTTTCCCATTTCTCAGGGTCTTCGTGCGTAGTCAAAAGCGCTGGCATAGCCAAGTACTTCCACGGGACCAGTCCACCAGGGTAGCGGTCTTCGTTGCGTAGCTCGCGGTATAGGTCCATTGCAGAAACTCTGGTACCAATAACTACAAGTTTGCCCGTAGGGTTCAAACGAGAGCGTACGTCCTGGGTTAACCAGCGGATCTGCTTCTCAAACTCGTTAGCGTTCTTTAAGGTAACAGCGTCGTCTACGATAATCATATCGGCACGCTTACCGTAGATCTGACCACCGATACCAATGGCTTCGATGTTTGGATCTTTTTCGCTAGACTCACGTAGCTCGGAACCAAAGGTGACGCGGGTTGCCTGCCACGAGGCAGATTTGGAATTAAACCCTACGCCAGCAGCGTAAGCCTGTTGGAGTGATTCATACATCGGATGTGTCAGGCGTTGCTTGATGGCGTAGAGAAAGTCGGCAGCTAACTGCTGGGTCTGGGAAACAATCAAAACTCTAAAGTTGGGGTTACGTACTACCTGCCAGGTTACATAGTCCACCGTGATCGTAATTGACTTGGCGTGGTTGGGCGGAATGTTAATCAGGATTCTATTACTAGCCAGTCCTGGCTCATACTTCATAGAAGGGTGCATCCAGCCAGGCTCACGGCCCTCGATCATATCTACCAAGTTTTGCTGGTGTGGGAAAGTCTGGGAGTGCAGGAACTTCTGGCGGAACTCGGCAAAGGTAATGTCGTGGACATCGGATGTTGCAAAGCTCTTGTCCTTCAGACCTAGGCGTGTTCGGTCAACCTTGTCTGTAAAGACCTTATCGGTACGTCGGTAGTACTCGTAAGTCTTAATGGATTTACCAGCTGAGGCACAAGCCTGCTCGATGGTCATACCCTCTGCTACACAACCAAGGATAATTCTCTTGGCGATGTCGGCACTATTGTCAGCCACGTGATCTCCTAAAATTTATTGGGGACCGGCCGGAATCGGTTCGTTTTTATACTAGGCGAGGAAGGTTTCATCTACCAGTAGATAGACCTATCCCCACTAAAAGTACTGGGCAGGTCGGGCTTAACGCCCGAAGGAGCCACAGCGAACTGAGGGGTAAGTTAGTGCTCGGCCTAGGGGCCTCGCTAGAGGCCATACCGTAGCAGCTCAGGGCTTTTCCTATTAAAACCCCTTACTATATATAAGGCAGGAAATTTAACGCATTTCCCGTTTTTACAATGTGAGTTGTATCACAGTATATAAAACCGCAGGTCAGAGGCATATTCAGCTTCACTTTAGCAAATATTTTTTGTGGTGGTATATATACATCCCCCGCGTCAAATTTAGCAACCCCGGGTGCCCCTTCCTGCTGCCAGACTCTCATTGTATGGCTTAGGGTTAGACAGTTACGGGCTGTTTGTCCAACCGCACTAGGCTGCATTAGAGTTGTTGCTACACCTACGGCGACCCCTAGAGAGAGCGCACCCATTTATTTAATACTCTGATTCTGACCCGATTTAATAACCGCTTCTCTAACCCCTAGACATTCCCGCCCTAATTGTCTACCACTTCAAAGCCCGTAAGTGATTGAAGATTCAACTACTTATGACCTGTGACCCTGTTACATTCTCAGGATTCATTCAGGATAACGTTATGAAACTGTTACCAAATAACTATCAAATGAGATTGACATACGGCATAGTCCTGCATAATATTCTCTATGTAAGCAACTAACGAAAGGGAAACATAATGCGTAACTCAATCAACACGGCACTGGATGGATACGACTATGACAACCAGGCTTGGTACAAGAACGGAGTATACATCCGTTGCGGTCATCCTGATTCAATGGACTGCGGATGTTTCGGCAAGATCAACGAAGGCAAGGCGGTCAAATAATGACAACTATTCACGCAGGCGACCGCACCAGCGGTTGCGTTGATTGTGCAAAGAATGACGACACCCTACGCGCCGAGGGCGCCCTCTCTTGGTTGCAGGAGGCGACTCCTACCTACGCCGAGAACGTGGGCGAGTTGTACCACTGGGCAAGCAATTACAACAACTTCAGCCCGTTTCGCAAGTTCCTCGACCTAATCGGCTACACCGAGGAAATGTACGGCGAAGAGATGCCCCTTGCAAACTGGGAGCGTCCTAGTTTCGAGCTTGGGTATGTAGAACTCGGCAAACTAGGCGAGGCACTGACTGAGTACGCTAACCGCCCGCAGGAGGTCACTCGATTTATTGCAGAACTTCTAGAAGTAGAACAGGAGCACGGACTATGAACATCAAGGAACTACACGAGGCGCTCAGCGCCTACCACGCGGAGCAGGGGCGCCCTAAGTTTGCAGACGCCTACCTTTACGCTTGCTTCTTGGATTACATTGACGACTACACCGCAGAAGGGGAGGCGTACAAGATAAAGGAAGGCGTGACGATTGAAAGCGTTTGGAGTAAGTACCTAGAAGAAGCCTCCCCCGTCTTCACGATTCTTTACGGGTACGAGGACGCAGAAGAAGCCTCCCGCGAATGGTTCACCAAAGAGTTCTGCACCGAGACAGAAGAGGAGGGCGAAGAATGAGCAAGTGGGCGATTAAGGCGGTTTTTTACAATGAGGCAGGGGAGCAGAACTTCACCTATTACGAAGAGAAGACCTACCGCACCAAGGGCGGAGCGCTGAGGGCTATAAACGACACCTACGGCGAGCAACTGGCAGAAGATGCCACGATTGACTGCAAGAACGAAGAAGACCTAAAGGGCTTCTGGCTTGATGACTTAGACGTTTACGAAGTGAAGGAGGGCAAGTAATGCAAACAACAATGGAAGATCTGCACCGCTTGGTTGGTGTGCTGGAGGAGTTAGTTAAGCCCTTATTTGAAGGCGAGGAGGTGGAGGATACTTATGAGTCAAACAAGCGCCCGCACCTAGTACTTCAGGCAGGGAGCAAGACTTACGGGCGAGCCTTTCGTATTCACTTCACGGGAGGCAGTAAGTACGGCTCAGGACACTGGGAACCTCGCGGTTTCAGTGACTATCTAGGAGGAACAAAGGCAGAAGCAGAGCGCACTTTGCGAAGCCTGATAGCAGGGATTAGAACAGGCAAGATGATCTCAGAGAGAGAGGGCAAGGAATGAATAACTTAACACCGAGAGGCTGGGTTGTGTTGGTAATTATCCCGACCTTGCTAGTGATGTGGGCAATGTGGCAGATGTCAGCTAATTTATGGTATGTGGGAGATGGCGGGAACTTCCTCGGCTACTGTTGGGGAACTATGGTAGAGTGCTTTAGGGAGGGAAAGTAATGGAAGAAGTAATGTACTGGAGCGAACTAGCAGAGTTAACGCACGCTACGCAGGTGGCAAGGTTTAACTTCTGTGTGTGCGAGGACAACGAAGGGCAGGAGAACCCTTACGAGGACTGCCCAAAGGAGGACAACAAATGATAAAGATGGATACGTGGGATGAGATGAGATGCCCTGAGTGTGATGCGTGGTTTTATCCTGAAAAGAATATGCGTAAGTGGTGTGAGAAGTGCAACGACAAAGAGATAGAGGAGGCAGGCAATGAATAAGGTAATCATTGAAGTAGTAGGGGGAGTGGCTCACGTTGTGAGCGCACCAGTAGGAACAGATGTAGAGATTATAGACCGAGACAATGAGGAGGCAGACAATGAATAAAGAATACTTAGAGGCTAAGTTCGACCTATGTATCAACCAAGCTGAGAAGAACATCAAAGAGGAGGAGATCGCAGAGGCTATTAAGAACCTCAGACGTGCCAACAGTGCGCTCTCACAACTATTTGGATTCGAGGAGGAAGAGAATGAATGAGTGTAAGTTTTGTGAGGGAGTTGCAGACTTTATTTGGCTAGAAGATAACGGACAATGGCACGTCTGCGGTGAGTGCATCAAAGACGGAGAGACGGACGTAAAGGCAGAGGGAGATGATGATTAAAGAGATTAAACTAGAGTACACAGTCTATAACCTTGTCAGGTTATCGGAGAAGGTATGGGGAGAGAACGCTATTGAGTACCTCGCAGGTAGGTTAGAGAGTGTCATCACCTACAACCAAATGAAAGTCCTAGTAGATAGCTTGAAGGAGGAAGCGAATGAGTAATGTGTACACCATACATCCACCAAAGTCTGACCTAATCCTATTCTATGAAGTGGTCGAGCCAGAGGGAGAGAACACGTGGGGCGGAGCTGATGCTGAGTCAGCCATTCAATGGCTATTCCTGGCACCGACAGGCTCACGCCTGTTGGTATCTGCGTGGGATAGTGATGAAGAGGACGCTCACTTAGTAGGGCAGACGATAGATATAACAGAGATTATCCAACAGGCGAGGGAGGTAGGAAGATGAGCTTGGTTTTAGGGATAGCAGTAGTAATGGTGGTAGTCTATGTACTTATAGTGTGGGAGGACAAGATCAATGGAGAGTAAGGAAGTCAGCGGGAAACAAGCTATTCACTATCGAAACTACAGACGAGCAAGAGACAGGGCGCTAGTGCGCCTGTCACACCTCTATCCCAACGTGTATAGAGACCTGCTAGCGGAGGAGAAAGACAATGACCAGACAGAAGGTAAGAAGTGGGTTGCTAATAATACCCGTGTTAGCGTTACTATGGGCGTTCGCTCCCGACCAACGCGGAGTAAAGGGAGAGCTACCAAAAGACCTAAGCGTAGTCGCAAGAACAAAGGCAACAATGGAGGAAAAGCGTGAGAACAAGGCACTTGCAGTTAGTTATGCACGAGCACTCGGTTACAATCAAGACCAAATCAGATGTCTTGTCGCCTTATGGACCCGTGAGAGCAGGTTTGACCACCTCGCAGACAACCCAAGAAGCTCAGCTTATGGAATTGCTCAACTCCTTAGAGAGCGTAGTGGACAACCTGAACTTCAAATCCTTCACGGCTTACGATACCTTAGTCACCGCTATGGAGGGAGTGCGTGCCGCGCTAAAAGCCACTCCGATAGAGTCGGCTGGTACTGATGTACAATAATCTTTGCTAATGAACTCCATTCGGTAGCAAACAAAAAGCCCTCGCCGTAACTGGCGGGGGCTTTTTGCTAGCACTCTCAGCAATTTGCTGCCGAGGTACGTAAATCATAACACTATCCACCAGTAGAGTAAAACCCTTTACCCTTGAAGGTGACACCAGGTGAGTCCCACTTACGTATCATTGGTATGTGGCAGTCAAAGCAAGAAGGCTCACGTGGTTCTTCGTGGATACTACGTTCAATAGTTAATACGCTGTTGCAATCAGGGCAACGATAGTCGTACTGCATTAGAGCTGCACCGCCTCCTCTATGGGTAGATAACCTACTAACTTCTCAACCTTTTCAACCCTGTCAAACTCAGTAGTCGCTGGCATCTGGTGATTAAACCATACTGGTTCTGGTAAATCTAATAGGTCGAAGGAGAAGATACCGGCAGGGGTAGAGTTAATGTAGTACGGGATAAGCTCACGCTCTGCTGCTTGTGTGATGAGCTTGCGATACTTCATCTCTTCAATCAGCAAGGTGTCGTAGTGTGCAGCCCTGCACTTTAACTCTATGTAGTGACCTGCTTGCCTAGAGATACAGTCATAGGCATCAAAGATGCCCTCAGACTTTACTAAATCTGGATACAAACTCTCACGCAAGAAGGTAAATAATAACTCTTCGTTCATTGCCAGGGACTAACCCCGCCAAGATTATCCTGCAACCTACGCAAAGCCTGAGCACACCTACGATCTGCGGTAGAGATGGCGCACTCTAGTACCTGTGCTATCTGTTGCAGGGTGAAGCTCTCGTGATGACGCATACGCAAGAGAGCCTGGTCCTCTTGGTCTAACTTAAGAAAACCTTTCTTGATGTCAATGAGGTTAGCAAGTAGGTTGCCACCTTCTGCTGGAGATGATGAACCTTTAGGTTGCCCATCTCTAATCATCTCTTGTGCTTGCTCTAATACTGTGCCATCTATGACTGATGCAATAACAAAGGGTAGCAACTGACCAAG